ATTCATTTTTAGAACAAAATTTCAAGAATTTTATGTGGTTATATTTACCTCTATTTTCCTTACCTTCAATAACTGCCTTGGCCATTAATTTCTTTATTTTCTTTGGTTGTGCAGTCAAATCCATTAATAATACATTTTCTCTAAATAAGTCTTTTGTTGTATAAGTTACTGTGAATGCATCTCCATTTTCATCTAACTCTGTTTGTTCAAATGTGTGGTTCATCACATTTTGTAGCTCATACTTATCGTTATAAGCTTTTATAAGTCTATCTTTTCTAAGGCGGGGGTAGCTCGATTGAACGTTATCCCCGGTCTTACTCTCGCCTCTAATACACTTTTCAAATAGAAAAAGTCTTGCGTCATCATTCCATTCTTTCAAGTCTCTTTCTTTATTTTTAATTGGGTCAATTACATGAACATTTTCATACCGTAATAACTGAATCATGTCTTTATCAGAGCTTATTACATAGTGCTCTTCTTCTCTATGCATCCTTATGTATGCTGCAATTAAATCATCGCCTTCAAGAAGTGGTTCTCTTAAAGCTATGATGCTTGTTTGATTCTTAATAATATCATAAAATTCATCAATATGCTCGTCTAATATTTGTAGCATTTTTCTTTCTTTGGGGGATTTATCATCCCTGCGATGTGCTTTGTATTTTTTATTTGTTACACACTTTGATAAATCTTTAGTATACGTTTTTCTCCATGAATTAGAGTCGAATACCAATACAATATTATCTACTTTGTACTGGTTAAAATACATGTTCATTGTGGTGATGGCAGAATGAATACACAAACCTATTACAACTTCCTCGGGTTCACCACTTCTGTTATTTGCGAAAAATGTTCGATATAATAAGTTGTTGCCATCAATGAGAAGGTTTTTCTTCATCTTCGTTTATTTGTCCTATCATTTCAAAAAAGTCACCTTCAAAGGTCTCTTCAGAGTCCACGCCATTACTTAAATAATTTTCAGCGGTAACTTGACGATCTATATCTTTTGAAAGTGCTGCAAGCCATTTTCTGACGATTTCCTCATCGTTTTCAGCAGTAATCCCACTCGCTTTCAGGTAACGAATAAAGGCATCGTTCCAATCTAGTTCAATTTCCAAACCATTCTCTTTTGAGAATTTTCCGCTGACAATAGTAACATGAGGCTCGCTGCTTTCTTTTAGCTCTTTGCTAAGATAGTTTAAATTTTTCTTAGCTTCTTCGATTTTTTTCTGACTTTCGCGCTTTTCTTTTGCAATCTCTATTTGTCGCTGTTCTCTTTCTTTTCTTAAATTATCTTTTGCTTTTTGTTCTAATAGTTCATCAAAAGCGTCCGACTTCAAAAGTTCTTGAAGCCTTTCATTTACTTTATCGTCAATATTTTCTTCTTTACCTAGTAATCTTGAAAACCAATTGCTCATTTTTATACCTCTGGAATCACCAATACGTCAATATCATCTATAGTTAGATACATAATATCGTTTACAATAATATTTACAGTAAAACTTTTGTTCTGAGCAGCCTGCTTAAAGATCGGTATCATTTTCTTGATTTTAGTAGTTATGGAAAAACTATCCAATGTATCGTCATGATAAGCGGGAGAACTTTCTAGTTTAACCTTTAGCATATCACCAGAATCATCTGAAAATTTTACTATAACGGTATCCTCATTACCTTGCATGGTCATGTTCTGAGTTCGCATTGCATTCATGCTTTTAACAAGGTTGGCCACATCTTCATCTGTAATGTTGAAAGAAATACGAGGCTTTGTGTTAAGTTTTTTAGTTGGAATATCCATAATTGTTTTTACAGACGCACAACGAAAATCGAAACTGATACTGCCTCCATCTGAGAACTTCAATCGTTCTATAATATCACTATCTTTCTTTTGTACGGCTTCTATAATTGGCTCTTCAAATCGCTCAAGTAGTCTGATCTTGTTTTTCAAAGAACTCAAACGAGACAGCCCCATTGTTTCAAATTCAAAATCGAAGTCATCTAAGGCTGCAATCAAAACACCGTTGTCATCATTATAGCCCCGCACGCCTTCTTTATCGAAAATAAGACCTTCGACTTCAAGGGTGTTGGCCAAGTTAACCGCTCTTACGATCATATCAATTGTATTTTCTGATAGTTTCATTCGAATACCTTTTCAAATAATATCTTTTTCTTCGTTGGAACTTTTAATCCTGCTGCCGATATCATGATCTTCATAGGATTGTCTACTAGCCTCGTGATTTGGGCGTCTTTATCTATAATAGGTTCAAAGTGTTTAAGGAACCATTCTGGTGGTTCGGAGAGTTCTTTAGGAACGGCTATACTTTTGAACCTGTCAATCTTATTCTTCAAATAGAATACCTTTATCTTGCTACCAGAAATAATCTTTGGACTTTCCTTGTCACCATAAACATTTAGAGACTTATTCCAAAGTATAGATGCAGCTACGTGTCCCGGTAATGATTTAAGATTAGGGTCGTTACTATTAAATAATTCTGTATAATGCTCTACTTTTTTGACGCCCGTAGGCAAACCCAATACCAGAGGATTGTCAAGATTCTTTATCTTGTCTTTATAAGCGACAATCTCCGGTCCTATTATATCCCAAGATTCACCTTTTAACAACCTTTCTATGTAGCTTTCTAGTTCAATTTTTATTTCCTTGGGAAGTGTAGTCTTTTTAATAGGCACTCCCATGTTCTTCATTTCGTCAACATCTTTACCGTCTTTACTGACCAAATGAAGAATGTAGTATTTCTTTTTTATAAAAATGCCTCGGTCAGAAACAATTTCTTGCTCTGCTTTGATTAGTTTATCATGATTATCATCACAGTTAAAAGCGTCTCTCATAAATCCGGGGTAAGATTTATTTACTATATCACATAGCTTATTTGCGATCAATCGGGACTTTTCTTTGCTATTGGCCCTTGTGTAAAAATACACACTGTCTGTATTATGAACTAACACGTTATTAGCAAAGAACGTGTGTGTGTCTTCTACCTCAATATCATAGACATAATCACTATACTCAATTTCTTCTACTTTTTGTATTTGTTGAATCGCAAAATCAAACTTTGATTGATAGCTAAAATATCTACCCGTTTTAGTGTTTATTTTATTTTGCTTACGATCAAGAATGAAACCAATTCTTTCGGCAAAGATATCTCGCTGTTTTACTGCTAAACGTTTTGTATAGGTTCCACTGCTGACCCCGTTGTATGAATTAACACGGTTTTCCTGACATATCGTAGAAGAAATACCACACAGAAAAAGTAATTTTTGAACCTCTTCTAAATATTCAGAATTAGTACTGCACAGCACTGGCATTCCCTTAGTCAACGTCCCATCTGCTGAAAAATAACCTCTTAAAAATGAACAAATGTTCTCTCTGCTCTCTTTATGCATCCAGCTCGGGATAGATTTTTTACCCCCCTCAGCATATACAGATTGTCTTACTAGTCTCGCAATAGCAGTTCCGCATATCCGAACATCGTGCCCATTCGGTTTAACATGCCAAGACGTAACCAATCCTTGGTTTTTAAGAGGACTAAGTAACTTAGTTTCAACCTCATTAATATCTTGAGTGCCTATGGATAGCCCAACACCCGCGTGCTGACCGTTTTCAGCAATTGGACCACAATATCCATCTCCAATCACATAACCCAAAAATTCATACACTTCTTTGCTGTAATTAAGTGACTCTATATCATCAGACTCCCTTGGAATGTTTTGTAAATAGACAAGACTGTTGATTGAGTTGCCAAACTCTGTTGGTTTTAGTTCAACCAAATGTGATTCATTTTTCTTACGTTGCTTGGTGTTTTTATATCCAATCAATGAGTGATCTTCGGTTACATCTACATACTGATAATTATTCAAATGCACGCGATACATTTTTTTATTACATTTATGACGCATTACATATTTTATAGGACGAAAAACAGTTTTATTTTTCGATTCGCTATAAGTCAATACATTTACATTTTTTGGATAACAGTATTCACGATCCCCAATACTGTCATCAACTGAGGTAAACAGCTCACTTATTTTTACATCATGATTAGGAGCTATATAAATTTTGGTATCGTGGGCCACAGAATCTCCGTAATAAATTGACTTAGATGGCCATTCGTAATTTCCATTAAGTTTTTCTGCAACCTTTTTAACCATGTGCATGAGAATCTCTCTACCAGACAATGTGGTAGATTTTGCCAGTCTAACATCATAGAATTTGAAATACTTATTACCGGTAGCTCCATACATGGAGTTTAATTGAATCTTTTTGATATACTGCATGTTATCGTAATATTCTTGAGCTTCTTTATCTCCACGTTGAGAAGCTTCAAACATTTTTTTCTTGTATTCTTTTCTTTCAGTAAACCACTGTGTTAATACAGACGGAATGACACCATCGTAATCTTGATGAAAAGTGGTCCCGCACCCACTTACGGTCCAGTTATTTTTCTTCAGAAAAGTTTTCCATTTCTTTGCAGGCGCAGTATAGAACTTACCACTCTTCTCTTCTTTAAAAGAAATATCCTTATCCGATTCCTCAAATATCTCTTTGTATGCGTCAGCCCCTTCTATGAACTGTCCTGTAATGGTTTCTGGGCTGATATTCAATGATCGCATTGTAGAAGGATATAGAGATGCTATATCAAGGGATGCAATCCATTCGTGCATTCCTACATTTGGTGGTAGAACTATAGCACCTTCATATTTGTCACCGCTCAAACCTTCTGGTGGTTTATAATCAGGAATAATCTTTCCAAGATTGTAGTGACAATAGTTAAGAACCGACATTTCAGCAACTTTTGTAGTTCCCAAAACATCTTCAATTTTTGATGTTGCAGAATGAGACATTTGTATAGCTAGTTTGATATATCTCTTCTTTTGCTCCAACCCCTTTAGAATCAAGGTATCACGAATGTTGTATCGAATGAACTCTTCAAAATCATTTCTGTATAAGTCATACAGTGAACCAGTATAAGATAGTTTTGGTAGATGTGGTAGTTCATCTTCAGAAACAGCTTCTAGCGCATAACTAGGTTTTTCAGACATTTCAAATTTCTTGTATACATCAATATAATCAAGACTTACCCTACCATGGATACACAGTTTTTTGTTTATATTGCCATAAATCTCAATTTCTCTATAGTATGGTTCTCTAGATTCATCAAAACAAATTCTGTTTGCAAATTTTTCACCAAAGATCAGTTTAGCTCTTTCATAGACATAGGGATTATCGAACATGTCGCTGTTCCATCCGCTAATGATATCGGTGTCTTCAATCTCTTCAAAAAAGATTTTCAGCAATTCTTTTTCATCTTTACAGACAATAACCTCAGCACCTTCTTTGATATCATCAGGAAGATCGCCATGAGTATAACCTTTTCTTGTTTTAGGCGGGACAACTAGAACAACTGTTCTATCACTGTATTCATGATACAAAGCAATAGAATTTATCGGTGCATATGGATTTGTAGGGCTTGAGAAGCCTTTATCCTTATCATAGTCAACTTCAATATCATAGAAGGTAACATGTAGTTTTCCAATATTACTATTAAAATAATGTTCCGCTAAAATTTTGTATTCGGGTGGAATATCAGACTCATAAAGTTTGAGTTTCTTTTCTTCAAACTTTTTTCTGGCATCAAAGAAATCACGGGCTGAATCATAATCCAGCCTAGATAGCTTCTTACCATCGTAAAGGTCTTCAAACTCACCGTCTTCATCTTCTACGTAAAAATAAAAGGGAGCATCGTACTTTTTGCATACGCGCTCCCCATTTTCATTACGTTCCCATACCTTTACATATTTTCTGTTTTCAGAAAGTAAAGCGGAGATATAGGTCATTAAACGTCCTCGTCTTCCTCATCATCAGAGACGGATTCAAGGCCCATGAGAGTTTCATAAGTAAGCTCAAACTTGGAGTGCTCTACGGTCATTTCATCATAACACTGATCATGATGCGCTTTTACAAGTTGACCAAAAAGCTTTGGGGGAAGGTCATATCTTTCTTTAAGATCGTTTTTGATATCTTTGATTGCTTCCTGACGATCTTTAATCATTTGCTTCTGAGCAGAAGCTTCCATGATTGCGTTTTTGATTCGTTTGATATCCTCAGGATTGGAAGGGAGGGTGAAATCTTCTACTGTACTCATTATAATTCTCCTTTTAGAATAATAGAAGCTTAAAACATTGCTAAGAATATCACAAAAGGAGAATAATTACAAGTTATCAAACCATTCCTTATAACCACCGGGGAAGTTTTCACTTTTATACACATACTCTTCTTTTGCGATAATGTGAAATCTTACCACATTAAGGTCGCCCAATTCAACAGGCGCAATGGCATTTATAAAATTAGGGCAGCATGGATAGACAATCATTGTGCCTCTTTGCGGATTAAAACCAAATCCATGTGTAGGGAACTCTAATTTACCGCCTCTGACTTCAAAATTTATATCAAAGTCAGTATTACCATTATAATCGTTTAGAAATATAACAACCGTAAAGTCGTAGTCTTTTATTTTCTTCCAAGAAGTCTTTTCGTTCTTTTTACCTGTAAATTTACTTCCCTCACAGGTGGCCTTCTGACCAAGAAATCCAGTAGGATACCATTCAAATACAAAAGGTGTGGTTGTTTTGGTTTCAAAACCATAATAACTTTCAATACTAGGAAGATATTCTTTAAAAACTTCCATGACTCTCATTTCAGAGAGTCTGTTGCCTTTGTATGTTACTGCGGGATTGCCTTTTTGATCAGTGTTTGGAATGGTGTGGTTAAGTCTTTCAATCATGTCTTCACATTGTAACGGTGAAGCAAACTCCTCCAAAACAAGAAATGGAGATTTATAGTCCATACGAACTCCCTTAGAAATTAATAACTAATATATGTATTAGATCAGGAAGATAAATGATTTTTGCTTATTTGTAAATAAGGCTTTTCGGTGGTGCGATCAAGAGTAAATTCTACTTGATCAATTTTTTGACCTTCGATAACAATATCAAGATGTACTTTAGCTTTATTTTCCATTTCGCACATGTTCATAAATAGTGTTCTGTTTGGTAAAACGATTTTACCAGTTCCACATGCATCTTGTACAGCTTCAAAATCAGAAACATAAAACACGTTTTCGCTATCTTCTGTCAGTTTTAAATCAAAGGATTCTTCATCAAAAAAAGATTCTACTAAAACTTCTGTAGCATTGCTTAAATCTACGTCTACTTTTTCAGAAACTTCTTTTTTAGGTCCGCATTGACAAGTACCTGCGCCTTTGCAAGCGCAGTCTTTTTCTTCTTTTATTTGTTCTTTACTTTCCTTGAAAACGAGTGTAGATTTCTCCAAGTCAAGTTTGTTAAAAAATTCTACTAATTCCTGCGGACTTTTAAAATACATATCACTTATCCCCACGTAGTACTTTATTTAAACGTGAAAGTCTTTTTGATTGTGTTTTTCTCTTTGTGAATAAGCTTTTTCTGATTCTTTGTCCTTTTTTAGCTCTAGCAGCTCTTTTACCCATCCTTACTCTTTTGGGGTCTTTTCGAATACCACATTTTTCAGGCGAGGTAACCAATCTACCAGCTTTATCACCAGTTGTACAACGATATTGACGCTTGAAGCTATCACCGTATCGTCTAAACTGTCTTTGTACAGCCTCAGAAATAACTAGAACGCTTTCGTCATTGAATGATTCATTTATTTTTTTGACGAGTGTTTCAGCTTCGGTAATTGTTTTAATAACTTTAGGATCGTTAAGATCAGCTTCACGTAGTTGTTTAACCATTTTAGAAATAACTTCAAACTTTTCCATAAAGTCAAAAGCTTCTTGAACGATTACTCTATCGTCACCCTCAAATAAATTTTCTACTAAAACATTATCGATTTTCATATTATAAACCCTGTTCTTGATCTGGTTGTTGATTTTGTTGCTGTTGCTGTTGCTGTTCTTGGTCTTCTTGAGACTTTTGATATTCTTCTCTTTGTCTAGCGGCTTGTAGTTCTATTCTTAACTTTCTCATAGCCAATTGAAGTTGGTTTTGCTTATATCTTCTGGTTTCATCACTGTCACCGGGATCGGGCTGCCACTTCTGTCTGACAGTTGTCATTTGTCTTCTAAGTGTTTGTGGGGTATCATTTGGATCAAACTCAAGAAGAACGTCTCTGAAGAATGGTGAGAAGCCTTCTCCCAAGCCCTTTTGTTGCTTGTACTTATATTTTGCAAGTTCTGCCATTTTCTTGGCTTCTTTTTCTCTGTCCTTTTCGGCTTCCATTTCAGCCTCGGCCGCGATCATTTCTTCTTCATTTTCTAATGCACCTTGTGCTGATTTCATAGCCATTTCAGCTTGACGCGCTTTTGCCTTTTCAGCTTCTGCATTAGCTTGTGCAATTTCTTTTTCGTTCTGTGTGTTAATCATTGCAAGAACAGACTTTAAAAGGGATTCCTTGTCGGTTTCTTCATCAAAATCATCACCTACTTCTTCATCATCCAAATTTTCAAGATCGTCTTCTTCACCTTCAAGCTCATCTTCTTCACCTTCAAGATCATCAAGGCCCTCTTCATCACTTTCAATACCTTCATCATTATCATCTTCCATTCCCATATCTTCGTCTGACTCTGGAAGAGTACTAATTTCATCAGCATTGTAAATTGCATCTTTTGGAATAGTAGGAAACTGAGCGTCAACAATGGTAAACTCGTCTTTTAATTCATAGAGTAGCTCTGCAAGGTTTTTATCCTCACCACGGCCAGTTTTCTTGAATTCAAGAACATCTGCAAGAGTTTGTGCTACTCTTCTTTCAAAGCTTTCGGCTTGTGTTAGAGGGACGGTAACCACCATGATGTTACCATTATCATCTTCTACACCAAAAGAAACAGTATCTTTCTTTTCGTAAGAGCCATCAATTTCTGCTGCACTCATTTTAGAGAGTGTGCTATTCAATTGAAACGGATATCTGGTAGATTCTGTTAGATTTTCATAGTTTGAAATGCTTTCAAGTTTTACTTGATGAAATTTGTTTCTATTGTTTAATCTACCGTAAAAATCTAACATAAAGTCTTTTAGTGACATGCGAGTTTGCATACCCCCTAACCTACTATTATCTGTTCTTACAGCGATAGAGCCGGCTCCGGTGGCGCCTGCTGCGGCTGTTTCTTTTAACTTCTTTTTCACAATAGAAATCCTCAAATTCTTTTGATCTTACATATATTTAGCATTTTAGGTTCATTTGAATTGATCTTTTTCATGTAAAACCCTGAATTTTATGCCTCTTTCTTTACACCATTGATCAGCAGCCTGCCATTTCAATTGATTTTTCATAAACATGGCATTTTCCATCATCTTAACTTTAGGGTTTCTTTTTCTTGATGGTTTTGTTTGACTCTTTGGTTTTATTTCTATAATTTCCCTACATACCTGTCCTGAAGCATTTCTATATTCCATATACAAATCAGGATAATATTTTGCAGGTCTAAGTCCGCCGTTTCCCGTGGGACACATATATGGAATAGCTATTTCTTCAGAAGCCCATTTTAAAACATTAGGATTGTTATCACAGAATTTAAAAGCTTCTTCTTCCCATGAAGAACGGTAGAAGACGTTTTTTACGTCTCCCATGTATTTTTCAGGGTTTTTAACTTTATAGTAATTCTGTTTCCAGCCCATTGTTAAATGTCAAACACATCCGGTAAGTCTATCTGTGGGATAGGTAAATCAATATCAGGTAAAGTTCCAGATATAGGTGGAACAATAACACCAGCAGTTTCAAGTACAGATATATCTGGAATTGTATCCAGTCTTCTAACTCGTCTAATGAGTCTTTGTAGATCAGTAACCTGAGCCCTAACATCATCAATAGATATAGTTTTATTATCTGGTGTTGGAATTAACTGTGGTTGTTCATTTGTTTCTGGAGCATTGATAAACACAGAGTCGTATACAAAATTCATTAAAACAGTACTAACGTCTGACTGTGCCATATCAAGTTCATCAAGTGTCATGTTAATTACTTTAGGATTTAAAAACTGATACTCTACATATTGAATATAGTTTGGTGTGGCAGTTGCAACACTTGTCGGATTAACATCCTGCGCACCCCCACCTATTAATCCTTCTACTTGATTAACAACCTGACCTACGGGATTAAAAACAGAGCCCCCGCTGGTTCTTGGTAAACTGGCTCTAGCCAGTGGTGATTGTTCTGGCACGTTTCTATCGGGATTAGTATTAAGTGGATTAAAATAAAAGTGTCTTATTGTAATATCTTCGATAACGCCAAATCTTCCAGCGTCATTTGGAAGTGGTCCAATAGAAGATGACGCTCCCTGTGAAATTGTAGAGTTATCACTTATTCCATCATTATTAAACAAAATATTCTTGGCACCTCTTGCATTTTCATCCAATAAACTGGCGTCTCTTTTTGGAAGATTCGCTATTGGACTAACAGCTTTAAGGTATGTTTCGAACAAACTATGTGCTAAGTTTTGATTATCATCATAGAACGTTAACTGCATCGTGCCAAAGTCTGTTCTTGTAGCAACCTTTGTTCGATAGTTATAATAGTTAACATCCTGATAAACAATAGTAGGATTTGGTCTTGCTGCTTGTTTAAGTGCGAAAGTAAGTTCATCAAGTGTTATTTCTTCTTGGTTACCAAGATTTGGAATGGTGATTGGTGATCTGAATTTAAAAGTTACAGTGAAATTAAATTTCAGTTTAGGTTGCTGTGTTCCACCAAAATCATCAGCTATATCTCGTTCAACACCTGACAATCTTCTGAATGTTGTAAAGCTTCTTGTTGGCATGAATATTTCCCTACAATTTATAGTATTTATAAACAATGAGGCCCTCCGAAGAGGGCCTCTCACCAACCGAGCTAGGACACCACCCCTAGCTCGCCACCTAACCACATTTTCATCTTTACTATAAGTATATAGTGTTAGATTACGAAGTTGTTCCCGGTTGAACCAGCACCGCCAGTAGCCTTACCAGAAACACCGTCTGGGTTAACGTTCTGACGCGCAAGATCAAAGCGGAATGTAACAGTAACTTTTACAGATTCACTTGCTGCGTAATCTAGATCAGTGTAGTCAATGTTCTGAATAAAGCAACCTTCAAGAACAAATGACTCTACAACTTGTGTGTTACCATCAAGAAGGTCCATCTTGATTGCAAACTTATAATCTTGACCTGCTGTCGCAGAAGGTAATCTCGGAGCACTGTTCAAGCCAATAATGTTTTGTTGTAGTTCAAGCTGTGCTTGTAGAGCGGCAGTTACACCACCGTTTAGATCGTCTTCAAAGGTAACGTTGATAGGCTCAAATACATGCTTACCTGCAACATACGCTTTTGAGTTGTAACGGTCAAGAACAATTTCTTCAAACTGAAGCTTTGGTCTATCTGCTGTAATAGCCTGTAGACGTAGAGGCTCTTCATCTCCTGCCATATTCTGGAAGGTGACTGCCCACTTGTGCTTTAGACGCGGCTGAGCAATTCCGCCACCATCTACACCTAAATCTGAAATTAGAGCCATAGTACTTTCTCCTAAAGGGTTCTTTCTTTTAATTATTTATAAGAAGTGCGTAATATTTTTCTCTAAAACCAAAGGTATAGTCAATAAATATAAGTATAATAATGGAGAATACCATGGGTAGTTTTAGAACTTTTTTATCTGAAAAAGTCATTAGAGATTCTAATACTTCTGTTAACAGTGATGTTATCTTTCAAAAAATAATTGATAGAATCGACAACGGTCATGTTGACTGCGATGATGATAGAATTGAATTTCATATTGGAAGACTTATTAAGAACAGCAATATTGATTTGTGCATGGTCATTAGACCTTCTGATTCTGACATTATCAGACTAGGAAAAAAGAAAGATTCAAACGAAATGTGCTTGGTAGTTGATACCACACAACCACTTCCTATCAGAAGTGAAATTGATTCTTTCTTGGCAAAAAATCGTGAAGTTACTCAAGGTGTAAAATCCAATATTCAAGAATATTTGAAAACTTATTTTGATACTGAAAATCCTTCTGAAATCAAGACAAAATATGAAGAAGATAAAGAAGACAATACCAGCAAATCTTTTGAAAACAAGTATAAGGAAATGGTTAGTGACTTGAACGAAAAGATTAAAGAGTTCAAAGAAATGACTGAAATGCTTAGAAAAGAACAACAAGAAACTTCCGATGAAGGCAAAAAAGCCACTGTTAAAATGGCTATCCGCCAACTTGCAAAAGAAAGCTTTGGTGAAAACATGGATGAATTCAAGAAGATTGCAAGAGGTATTCTCTCTAAAGATTCAAGCGGAAAAAACACTGGTTTTGCAAACAATCTAAGTCCTGAAAACAAAAAGAGATTAGATTCTCGTTTGGAAAGCTACTACGATCAGAAAATAAAACCACTTCTGAAGAAATAAAAAAAGGGGGCTAAGCCCCCTTTCTTTTTGCATGTCAATTATCCTTATCGAATAACTGCATCTGTTCGAACAATTCTCAAGTCTACCAAGACAAATTCTACTGCTCGTGTTGGTTTAAGAGCAATGTCTACGACAAGCTCACTACGATCCACGACAGATGGTGGGTTATTGTTCTCATCGACCTGTGTGGCAAAGTCGAACAATCCTCGTCTACCAACAAGCTCGTTCAAGAAGCTATCTGTAGCCGCTTTCACGTTCTGGCGTGTTAGAGTATCGTTTGGTTCGAACAAGAAGTCGAAGAGTCTACGACGTAGTTCTCTGCGAACGAACGCTACCAAGCGAGACACGTTTACGCGATCTAGAGCAGATGCGGCAGATTGTGTTGTATTTTGTGATAGCACGATAATACCTCTGTCAAATAGGTTTGTGAAGTAGTTGATATCAATTCCAAAGAGTGTGTCTCTTGTTCCTTGGTCGATATCATTTTGAACAAACGTTGTCGCTGTTCCTAGAGTTCCAGAGACATAGCCAATCGCTGTTAGATGGTTTGCAACACCACGGTTTGGACCGGCTGGTGCGAACCATAGCTCACCTTCTTGATCGTTTAGTGCGTAAACACGAAGAGCAGATGCTGCTGCACTTGTCATGATTGTAGCACCGTCTGTGTTAGAAGAAAGGCCGTGTGGGTAGTAATAAGCAACTAGGTTACTAAATACCTTGTTATCCGCAGACCAGTCTACGATACCGTTTGGACCCGTTGGGGGACGATTGAATGGTGTATCACCGATTACGAATACTTCACCTTCCATGTCCTGCGCAAGTCTTAGAAGCTCATCGGTTGTTTCCCAATAACCGGGGCAAACTACAAGGTTGAAATCGAATCTTTCAGAGCGAACCAAGTTATCAGGATTGTTGATCGCTGCCTGAAGCTGCTGTACAATTTCTACACGACGAGAAGCATCGTTAGCACCTAAAGAAGTACCATTACGGAACTCAAGGGTGTTATCGAAGTCTCCTGCTGCTGTCAATAGTAGACCTTCAGCTTCGTTAGGCGTGAATTCTGTAGCTACAACGCTACCAGAGTTCCACTGATCAATTAAAGCATCTAGACCGTCGTATGTTCCAACGATTACTGTAAAATCGTCTGTGTAGATATCTAGTGGGTCTGGACCCTGACCTTGAACTGGTGGTGCAAAAGACTCAAACAAGTTGGTATTTGCAAAGAGTGGTGTTGTACCACTTGAACCATCAGAAATTATTTCTACACTTGAAGTAGCTCCTGCTAGTCCAGAAGTGATACGAATTCTTCCCGCAATAATTTCTACGACTGTACCAGCGTCTCCTGTAACTGCTTGAATTGCAGTTTCGATTTCAGAGACTAGCTCTGCGAAGGTCTGAGCATCTTGACCCGCTACTTGAACAACGAAGGTATTTACCCCACCGTTGTCTGCGATTTCAATTTCAAAACCATATAGAGTAGAGTCATTGTTCAGACCAGTAACATCAGCACCTGTGATATTTCCACCTGTGTTGTCAAAAATAACCTCTTGAAAACCAGCTAGATCAATTGTGTGATCTTGTAGAAAATCTTGCTGGAATTGTGTTGAAGAGAATGAATAGCAAGCAAACACGGGAGCAAGTGCTTCGTTTACAAGAGTTTTTAGCTCTGTACCAGTAACTGACTCTCTGAATCCGGGGCTTGCAGGGACTAGTCCGTTAGCTTCGTTGTACTCATCGATAAAATTGGCAACTAGTTCGTTGAGTAGATCACCCGCATCGAGAATTTTGTTGTTCCATAGAGCCTTGACATTCTCATAGATATCGTCAAGGTTTACGTTAGCGCGTACAACGAAAGCACGATCACCAATCTCTAGGAATTTGTTTAGTGCATCTAGACCGTATTCGTTACGGGCATCGCCGTGTTGTGGCTGTCCCGCAGAATCTGTCAAGAAGCGTGGTGTTCCGTATAGCTGTAGGGACTGACTAATACCAGTAACTGTTCTTACGACATTATTTTCAAAAGTTCCCAAAGCTGGTGTTACACCATCTGGCTGTGTTTTGTCATCAGCCGTTGCAATAAAAATTAGTGGAACTGTTGCTTGACGACCCGGAATGAAAAAGGATTCGTCAATTACGTCTACAGCTACACCCGGACTTACTAAAGTTGCCATTATTAATTCTCCTTACAATAATTTTTTATTGTGTTACTACTATTTATGAGGGTTGTATCTGTTTTTTAGAAAATTTACTGTTTAGGAGCGCCGATGGTAGAAATGATAAAAGGATCGACTTTTCCGTCATTTAGAGCAGCCGGATCACTGTCTAATTGATTGAGGGCTTGAAGACGAATTTTAATGCTTTTTATGATTTCATCTTTTAGATTAGATGGCGGGGTAAGATAGAAAACATAGCTGAAATTTAGTGTGGCAGAAATAATTCTATTGTCATTTCCTGCCGGATAGTTTTCATCTAGTGTTATGTTTTCTAGAAATACTTGGACTATGCTTTGTCTGTTACCATATGCATCAGATACTTGAATCTGAAGAGATGGATCGAATAGTAATAGTATTTGCTCAAGCATCTGAAATTGATGATCAGTATTGGTAGTGTGGATAAAAAGTTCCATTTGAGCACGGTATGGAATAGATTGAAGAGTGGTTAGTTGTTGTAGATCATCAGGAATGATGCCCCCTCTTTTTAACTTTACTTCTTTTCTTTCTTGACCTTGACCAGTCAGGCGCTCAAGTGCAATTTCCATACCAGTTAGCTGTGCGCTCATCATAGGTAATCTTAGCATCTTATTTTGTGTATTATCAGAAAAGATATGCGATACAACTCTATCCCTACTGCCATATACAATAGGAACTTCTATAAGATTAGTTTGAGAATTGAAATCGTTTTTACCAACAGAAACTTTAAGACCTGAGAAGACCGCCATAAATTGAACAATATGGTGTCTTAGCTGCTCTGCGTAGTAATAATTCTCTAATGATGTATCTTTCGGTGTATTAGCCATGTAACTATTTATCCTTTAGACCCCCGGCCCTGAGCCTGTTGGGGTCACTGTTGGAGTAAGATTAGGGGTTGATGTAACAGTTGGTGTAACTGTAGGTGTTGGGGTCAGCGTTGCATTTGGTGTGACTGTTAAACTAGGTGTTACAGAAACTTGAGGAGTAGGTGTTGGTGACGTAGTTGGAGATGGTGTAGGCGCCTCTATAAAACACGCTCCACCGGGTTGTAGATTCAAATTTCTGGGTGTAACAGGTTCAGGATTTTGAAAATTCTGATTTATTTCTAGAGCAACCCATGAAGTTTTGAAAAACTCTTCAAATTCTTGTTTTGTTGAAAATGCATCTTGTAATACTTGGAAAAAAATAAAGTTAACATCTTCTGGACTAAAAGTATCATAGATAGCATTCATCGTATTAACAATATCTTCAGGTGTTGAGAAGTTAAGAGTATTATTGATAAAATTATCAATATCTACACCATCAAATTCCCTATTTGGGTCATTAAGAATAGCAATAATAGTTGATCTTGCTAAATCGGGATCAACGAATATTTGATCTGGTCCTAAACCAAATCGGGTGTCTGTTCCAAATGCTTCATCATAAAGAATTCTATCTAAGCTTGGAAGTCTTTTATCTCTATCAGTCATGTTTATATTTATTAGTTCTTACATGGTGGTTATAATGCAAGTCATGGCTGCACTTCTGTTGCCAAATTCATGTTGAAAGTAAGTCGTTGCGTACTGTTAGGATCAGATTTTTCTCTTATTATTACTTGGAAATTAATAGTTCTTGTGGTATATACACCTGCTGTACCTCTGTTTCTGAAACTAGATTGAGACCAAACAAGAGCAGTACTACCATCTATATCTAAACGTGTTCCAAGTGGAGCTGAAGCTCCACTCAACCATGAAGATGGTGGGGTAGAATCGCCACTACTACCAACTATATTCACTTCAACATCATACAGAGTGCCGGGTTGAAAAGCAGTTACATTGGCAGTCGGTAGCCACCAATTATATTCTGTAGTTATTGGTGATGGTGAATTTGGACCAAAGAAAGTAAAAGTTTCTGTCACAATTATCAAACCATTATTCAAAATACGGAATAATATGGTAGCAGTTCCCCCAAGACTTCCAAATGGTGTTGTAGAAGTTTCGGAAATTGTGCCCGGATTGCTTAGTGCCCCCACCGGACCCGGTGATGGTGTTGGTGTAACTGCTGGAGTTCTTGTTGGTGTAACGGTGCTTGATGGTGTTGGCGCAATTGGCGTACCTGTTCTTGACGGTGTAACAGTAGGTGTTGCTGTTGCAGGAGGTGTTAGAGTTGGTGTGCGTGATGGTGTAATTGTAGGAGTTACTGTGACTCCAACGGGTGATGGAGATGGTGTTGGTGTAACAGTAGGTGTAGGCGTCAAAGAAACTTCTGGTCCTTCAATTGGCCCACCTGTATATTCAAAGCCAACCAATGCTTCAATAATTTCATTCCAAAGATTTCTATCAATTTTTGTAAATTGTTTTTCACGAATTAATTTCCATTCCCAATGAACGTTTTTCTTCTGAAGATCAGAAATACCACTTTCTATTCTAGGCGTAGAAGTAGGTGTTGGTGTAATAGAAGCCGTAATAGTTGGAGTTGGCGTAAATGTAGGTGATGGTGTAACCGACATTGTTGGGGTAACTGTCGGTGTTAAATATGTTGTGACTGTTGGTGTTGGTGTAAGTGTAGGAGTCGAGGTAACTGATGGTGTCGGCGTAACCGTACCAGTAAACCCAACAGTGGTTGTTGGTGTTTGTGTAGGGGTTCTGCTTGGTGTAATTGTTGGCGTAGTAGTAACTCCAACAGTTGGTGTTGGAGTAATAGATGATGTAACACTTGGTGTAGGTGTTAGAGTAGGTGTAACACTTGGTGTAGGTGTTGGCAAAATATATGACTTAAGTTTATCTCTTAAAGTAAAATCTCTTGTAAACCTTAATACATATCTGTCATCGGGACTTACTATTTCATTCAAGCCTCTCACAACCAATTGATTCATTGCAAAAGGAAATTCAAATGACTCACTATCTTCAGTTCTAGGACTATTTGTAATAAAAATATCAGCAAATCCAGTGGCTGCTAAGTCTATTGGATTTAGAGGAATCAAATAAGGAGTTGAAATATTCTGCAAAGCATCTTTAACAGCACTAAACGTGATGCTGCTAGTTGGCCCACCTTTTATTTTTATCTTTGTAAGTTTGTCTTCTACCCAGAAATAGTAAAAATTTTCTGGATTACCTGTAGTAGAATTGATCTTTTCAACAATTGAATATGGTGTATCAAATTTGTACTCTCTGTTTTCCAGTTGCTCTTGAGTAGGATTTGTAGCTCTTCTAATTACATGAATTATTTTTTTTGAGCCTACACTTTCCACAAATACTTTAAAGCTTGTTTGATCGAAGAATGTATAATCTTCATTTAAAACACCGTTTATATAAACTTCAACGCTGCCGGGTCTTGGATTATTATCCAAGTCTGAAAAAGTTTCAGGATAAGAAATATTAGTTACCAAATCAGAAATTATTTCAAAAATCTGATCTTCTTCAATGACCCAAATCGGATCATCAAATGTACCATCGTTTCGATAAAGTACTTTTCTACTTCTACCAGTTTTTCTTTGCTCTAGAGGGATAGAATCATCTGTTTCTTCTTCCTCCGCAAGAACATCATATTGTGCAGGGGGCACATTAGATTCAGTCCATTGATAAACATTTATCTCTCCAAACTCAGCAAGTTTACCCCAATTTCTTAGTCTAGTTTCCAAGTTTGGTTCTAGATTTTTATCATCATAAGGGAAATAATACTCTTTACTAACATCAAACCACACTTTGTTTACAAATCTACTATCCCAAAAATTTACATCTGGATCGGTATTTGTTTGAATTTTGTTATTATACCTAGCAGGATCAGCAGGTTTTCTAAAGTCAACTGCATAAATTGCTTTTGGGTCATATTGTTGTCTTGCAGGGTTCCAAATTGGAACTTCTGTAATAACAATACCGTCCTTTCTATCAATCAATACAGCCGGATTCTGAGCATCATAGTTATACTGCAAGGTAGATACATTAATGATATTATCTTCAGAATCAAAAACACCAGCCTCAAGAAAAGGACCGATGAATCGAATGACATAATTACTCAAGAATTCATAATCTTGACCTTCAGTAAGCTGACGAGGGGTACTATCTGGTGGAAAGTTCCTCCAGATTATATAAGCTGCATCGGCTGGTTTATTTAATGTTATAATCTTATCAGTCATTTTGATTACTTATTGTGAACCACAAATCCATTTACAACGAAAGTATCATCACCGTCTACGTTTAGATTGTACACTTTTGTAAGTGTTTTTGCAAAAATCATAGAAGTAATTTCTTCTGTTTCGTTATTGTATTTAATCAGTCTGTCACCTTCATCAAGTTGACTTATTTCTAGTTCTGGATGAAGTTCAGATGCTCTTTCAGCGTCAAATGCTTTCCAACCGTCAGTAGTCAAGAATGGATGTGAGGTTGTTACGTATGGATCAGAGCCATTTATAGAAACCAATTCTCTTACTGTAGTAGAATGTTCAGTAACATCAAGAACGGTATTTTCGGCACCGTCTTTACCGAATACCTTATCACCAATCTTGATATCTTCAATATTAACTAGGTGACCATTTGCCATCATTACTTTACTACCGGCAATGAAACACTCATCACCACCACCGCCGCCAGCGCCACCACCATCATCAATTTCAACACTCAAGAAGAAATCAATACTGTCAATTTTTGAAGGATTAGAAATATTTCGGATTCTAATATAACCTTCTGCGGTTTCCGTATCTCCACCACCGCTTGCATTTACCGCTATTGTTCTATTGAAAGATAATGGAACAAAGTTATTAGGACCGGTAGCGCCAGTAAATGGAGAGGTAGTTAACAAGGTGCCAGAATTTAGTACAATTTCAATTTCATGTTCATCGCCTATATTCGTTTGCGGTGCGTTTGGCCACCATCTGTTAGGTACAACGGTTGTAGAAAGTGAAGCATTACTTACAAATGCACTTACCTGACCATTATTGTTTATTTCAAATCCAACTCTAGCATTGAAAGTTACTGGATCACCATTTGAACCACGCACATCAATTTCAGTAGCACCTGCGAATTCTGGTGCTGGTAATTCACTTGGTGAAGGTGTAATAGTTGGTGTAGGTGTAAGTGTAGGCGCAGGTGTTGGTGTAGGTGAAGAGCCCGGTGTGGGAGTTGGTGATACGCTTGCTGTTGGCGTGTTATTTGAAGTTGGAGTAGGAGTCACTGGTGGTGTTGGAGTAGGAGTTGGATCAACATCTACAACATTTTGCTGATATAGTAGAGCATTTTCAATTCTTTGACCTACTGCTAGATTAATATAGAACCTATCTCTTGGATCAAGTTTTTCAACTTGATCTGGCGCATCATACCATCTGCTATCATTTGTCAATGAAATTGGTAAGAATGTTGGGTTAGATGGCTCTTCGGACAATGGAACAAATTCAAATCTTAGTTCATTATTTTCAAGATCATCTGGTAACAGTTGAAGTTCTGGATAAACTTTTTGTTTTGAATCACCAAATGACCCTAGGCGATAAGCCCAGAACTCATCGATTTCTACATTCTCAAACGCTAGTTGATTTGTAAATGCTTCCGCAGCAAAATTTGTACCCTTACGTTGTATCAAACCTCTATAGAAAGCAAACTGGGTTTTATCAGTGATTGCAAGATCATCAGCATAGTCATCAGGGCCTCGGTATCCCAAAGCTCCTCTAACTCTTTCAGTAGTAACATCACCCTCTTTTGAAGTGTATGTACTGTATGCATTTCTCAATTCTTCAATAGCAGATTCAATATTCTGAATCTGGGAGTTTTCAAATACAACAGCACCCCCAACGTTGGGTCTTAGTGTAAAGTTTGTTTGTCTATCAAATTCAAGTAAGAATCTAGGAGTGTTCAAACCTAAGAAACTATCATAAATCAAAGTATCATCGGATGAGTAGTCTCTAAATTGAAGAACATGTTCAAAACCATCAAAGAAAATATGCAATCCTGCCATCACTCTAGCGTTTGCAAAATTAGCTTCATTCTGTTCCAGACGCTGAATAGAAAGTTCAATTGATGATCTTACATCTCTTCTACTGACCTGCAAATCATCAACCGTCAAGGTTTGACCATCAACATCATAAATTCTCTGATTGGTTACAATATCAAGGTTTTCTCCAGCAAACACATTTGAAATAATTCCAGTATTATGATCTATAAATACTTGTCGTTGCTGTGGATTTAAGACGATAAGAGGTCTTCGATCTTGGCTCTTTGAAAGAGTCACTATAACTTTACCGGTTCCATTATCTGAGAATGGAATTGCTCTACCCGCCTTGGCGTCAGCCGGACTAGCGGCTAATTGGAATCTACCGTTTGTAGCAGATTGAATGATATAGTATGGTATTGCAGAAGGTATTGGATTGTCAAACTCTGCTGGTAAAATACCACCATCAGTAGAAAGTGTAACTCTTGTACCAGTTACCCATGTAATAACATTATCACTTACAAAAGAGTTTGTTGCCGCGTCTGGTGTAGATGGGTAGTTATCGACCAACTGTTGACGGGCGTTTCTTGTCTGATACAAGAATTCTATTAACTTTTCAGTTTCATATTGCCAATTGAAAACTCGTCCAGTAGACGGGTCTCTATTAAATCCACTTTCATCAGTAAAGTCAAATCCTAGACTTTCCATATATGCAGAATAACCGTTGATAAAATCAATCATGTTTTGAACACCTGATATTGTCACAGGTGTTGGGTAAGTCAACACGACTCTTTCATCAGGAAAATGTTGCTTCCAATAAATTCTTACTTCTCTTGCTGAGAATGCGGTAAAGGTGTTCTTGATTCTACCAACAAACGACTGTTTTGTTCCCGTATTAGATGGAATTATAGGTGTAGGTCTATCTGCAACCGCATCATCTCTAGAAGCAGAAAGTTGAAATTCACGATCATTCAATCTTATCATATAGTACAATGATGAATCATTAAATGGGGCGGGTACAGAATTATTAC